ACCTCATAGCCTGCCAATCCCACCATGCTGACGCGGCGCTGCCCGGACCACGTAATTGATATGGAGAGGAGATTGGATGTGTGCTCGACCTTCCTAGCCGCGAGGCCATCATAGAGCCACGCGCGCTGATTGCTCGGCAGAGACGTCGGCCATGGTGCGCCGACCGCCTGGTAGATGGAATCACGAGATGACAGCCACCGCATATCAGCGTCTGCTCCCTGTTCTCGGCTGTAGCCTGGGCCGCACTGTCGCCCACATCGCCTCATCCTGCCTTGTCATGCCTCTAATGCGCTGGACAGGTTCCAGCCGATGGGCGACGACATCCGCTGTCTCCTGTGGGTCGAGTGCCGTGATGTAGATCTGCACCGGTCCTCCGACAGCCGCAGCGGCAGCACCGACAAGACCCCCAGTCGCGAATGCGCCGGCAAAATCAGGCACGCGGCCGGAATTGATCGCCTCGAGGAGGCCACGATAGCGGGCCGCTGCGTGGCGGTTGACGATGAACTCTCCATCCTCGACTGCCGCGATCAGGTTATCGCGCCGCGCGCTGCGTGGGCCGCGCACCCAGCCGCCTTCGGAGAAAAATCCCGCAAAGAGAGAGGCCAGACCAGCAACCGCAGCTCCGAGCACCGGCCCGCCGAATAGCGTCGCCGCGAGTGAGAGCGCTCCCAGGATGCCTCGCATGACTGCTACGCCATCGCCCTCGCGCAAGCCCTGGGCGAGGCCGCTCATAAGAGCTGTACCTACCTGAATGCCCTGCGCATACGCCTGCTGTCGTGCCTGCTCGGTCTGTTCTGCGAGCGCCTTGAGCCGCTGCTGCTCTGCCTCAGTCTCCTTGCGCGTAGTCTCCGCCCGCAGAGCTGCGTAGTACTCCCGGATCTGCTGTTTTCGCTTTTCGGCCTCCTCGTATGCGATGACCTGGTCCTCCAGCTGCCGCTCGACTGCGAGCAGCTCCTGCTGGAGCGCGATCTCGATGTCATCGAGGCGCGTCTGCGTCAGGCTCGCCATCCGCGCTTGGTGCTGCAGCTCCAGATCCTCGATCCGCCGGAGGCGCTCACGCGCGAGGCGCTCTCGCTCGCGCTCCGCCTGCTCGACTGCCAACCTACGCTCGGTCTGCAGATCCTGCTCGGTGATGAGCTCCTTGCGCGCCAGCTCATCGAGCGTGCGCATCCGGCGTTCGAGCTCAAGTTCGATGACCGCCTCTGCATCTCCGCGCGCGCGCGCAGCTGCAAGCGCTGTCTCTAGCGCCTGTTTCTCGCGTGCCTCCGCCTTGGCAGCGAGCTCGGCCTGCTTGCGGGCCCATTCCTCTTCTCGCTTGCGCCGTTCCTCCTCTAGACGGCGATTCTCCTCGATGCGCTCTCTCTCGAGCTGGTAGCGCACGAGATAGTCATCGACACGCTCGATCTGCTGATCGATGGCATCGATCTCCGCCTGGGCCTCGCGCACACGCTCTTGCGCCGCGATATACCGTTCGTAGTCCTGCTTAGTAGCATCGCGCGTATAGACCCACGCTTTCTCGGCAACGCGGAGCTCCTCCTGGGCTAGGCGCAGTGCTTCCTCGCGCTGCCGTCGGCGCTCCTGTAGCTGGCGGATCTCCTCCTCACCACGCGCGAGGATGGGATCGTAAGCTCCGCCGAGTGCATAGATCGCATCTCGGATTGCCTGGATCGTCTGCTCGGTCGAGGCAGCCTCGCGGCGCAGATCCGCGAAGAACCGCTGCGCGGCCGATTCGAAGCTAATGCCTTCCAGCGTCGCAAGCGCCTGGATAGCCTCTACGTTCGCAATGATCTCCTCTTTGGAGATGCGGGCCTCCTGCGCCATGCGCGCTAGCTGCGCTACCTCGAGCCGTGACAGCTCGACGCCCATGCCCTGCAGGCTCGTGCGCAGCTCATCGACTTCGCGCCGCGTGATCCCAGTGACGCGCTCCAGCGCGTCGAGCTTGGTCGCCTCCTCACGCGCCGTCTTGATCCGCGATGCTAAGAGCCCGATGCCTGTCGCTGCCGCAGCAATACCAGCGAGGAGCGGACCACCGGCACGGAAGGCACCGAGGAGCGTATCGACGACGCCTTGTACTGGCCCCAGTGCCGGCACTACTTCCGCACCGAAGCGCCGGAACTCCTGCGCGACAAGCTTGATGTCGCCCCGCCTGTTGCTGATGGCGCGCCCGACCTGCTCAAGTGCATCAGAGATGCGCGCACTAGATGCAAGCGCATCAGCGCGTGCCTCAGAGAGAGCACGGCGAAATCCGCGTGCGTCGCCCTCGAGCGGGACGACGATAGCGCTCATCCTACGTGCCACGAGCTAGGCTCCCAAAGATCTGCGCGATCTCCTCCGGCGTCTGGGCCGGCTGCGCAGGTGCAGGACGCAGAGACGGATAGAGATCCTCCGGACGGATGCGCACGCCGGCCCGGAGGTATGGCCGCAGCAGATGACAGACGGCGATCGCGATGCGAGCGTCGCGGCGACGCTCCGCCTCCTCACGGCGATCGAGCAAGAGTGAGAGCTCGTATGGAGTCAACTCCCAGAACTCGGCCTCCGAGAGCCCGAGATCATACCGCCCGATCGCCCAGAGCTCTTCCCACGTTAGGGGCTTGGAGGCGGAGCGTCCGGAGGGCCCTCTGCATTGCTCCGCGTGCGGTAGACCGTCTTGTTGAGCGCGTCACGGAGAGTATCAAAGACTTTCTCCAACTCATCGAACGACAGCTCGTCGAGCCAGCCCTCAAGCTCGCTCATCGTCGGTTTTGGATCCGCGATGAGCCCTGCATGCAGTACCGCCAAGGCGAATGCCAAGCTATCCGGTGGCACATGCCCAGGGCGACCGGCTAGGAAGGAAAAGCCAGTTGCTTCCTCGATGCGTTTGAGAGCACGGAGACCAAACCGGAGCTTGCATTCGCGTTGACCAATCTGGACAGGGAAGGTCTGGATCACGAGGTGCCCTCCTGGACTTCACCGGTAATCTGCAGCACAAGCGTGCCCTCCCATCGTCCGCCAATCGAGATGTCAGCGGGAGTGAAGCTCATCACCACGGCCTTGAAGGTATGCCGCAGCGTCGAGCCAGAGTAGCTCACTTCGAATTCGGCGACCTGGCCCTTGGCTGCGCGAATCGCTTGCAACCCTTCGCTCTCAAGCGAATAGCCCAACGTGATCGAGAGCTGCACCGGCTCAGGCCGGGCCGCCTTGTACTCGCGCGCCCCGCCAGGACTCGCCAAGTGCGTCATCTCGATGAGTGTCGTCTGGAAGCCGATCGGCGGAGGCATCGAATAGATGTCGCCGACTGGGATATACTCGCCGCTGCTGGTCTTGATCTTCAGCAACGGCCTATTCTCCAACTCGGTCTGTGCCGTGTGCGTGTATTCCGTGAATGCCATGTCAAACCTCGATGATTCGGTAGGGAGTGGATAGCTCTAGTACGCCGTGCCAGATCTCTTCTGGCTCGCGGCGCTCGAGGATGGTACCGAGATCCTCGACGATGTGGCCGACGCGCACGCCGTGGCGCGCGATTACGCGGCCGACGAGTGCGCGACGACAAAGATCCAGCAGTCTGCGGACGGTCACATAGTCCTCCGCCCAAAGATCGAGCCGATATGCTGCCTCGCGCACGTCCGTCAACCCACGCAGCGTCTGCAGCGATCGCTCCGAGATCATCTGGGCGGTGATCGCTGGAAGAGCGAACTCCTCCGGGATCCCGCCGAGGAGGATGCGCTCGCCCACGATGTCGCGGATCTCCTGATGTTCGAGAAGCTCCGCTCGGATCGCCGCCTCAAGGCTCATCGTCGCATCCGCCTCCGCGTCTCGGCGATCACTTCGTCGATCGCTCGATCGAGCTCGTCCTGGATCACCCGATACGCGATGGGCTCTGCGCGTTCAATGGCAGGCCTGACGAAAGGCCGCGGCGTCACGCGCCCGCGTGCATATCCTTTCCGCGTCGACCGCTCCGCCGTGCCGTACTCGATCCAGTGCCAAAAAAATGGATCCCAGTCTGGGCGCACTGCACGGCCTTCTCTACGGGCTGCAGCAATCTCTGCCCGCGTCGGCCGAGAGACTCGGAATCGTACGGTTACTCGCACTGGCTGGCCTGGACGCGGTCGGTGGCGCTGGATAAACAGACCACGCGAGAGAGCTCGCCTGCCGTCAGATGAGATGTCGAGCGTGCGAATCTGCCGCCGGATCTCACGACGGAAGACGCTTGCACCACGCGCCAATGCGCGGCTCATCGTGCGCACGTCGAAATTGCGCCCGAGATCATCGATCTCCAAGGCAAAGCGCTTGAACGCATCGATCACGCTCATTCAAACCTCGATTCGCTCCGCAGTAATCTCCACTCCTTCGCGCCGCCCGAGCACAGCAATGCCAGTAATGCGATACGGCTGCCCATCGAGCACCACTCGCCACGATGGCTCGACCTGGCGGTATCGGATCCAGATCGAGAGCATCTCGACTGGCATCGTCTTCGGCGAGCCGATCCGTTCCTGTGCGCGGAGATAGCGGATCGATGCAGGCACCTCGGCGACCGGTTCCCACTCCTCGCGACGCCACTCACCTTCCGGAGACACAGTAGTCACCGGCCGTTCGAGCGTGACACGCCGGTCGAGCGCTCCTGCGCGGATGATGCTCATTCCACAAGTCTCCGGTAGGGTGAGAGCAGGTGGCGCGCGGCGACTGGGATCTCGATCATCGTCCCCGGCGCCACCTCCTCACGATGCGCGTACCAGTGGCCGATGAGCAGCAGCGCTGCATGCTGCACCGGCGCAGGCGGATCCTCGAAGACGCGCTTGCAGTCGTTCTCAATGACGGATCTTGCAGTCTCGATCAGGTGCGCGAGGTACGCATCTTCCGCGTCATCCACGATCCGCAGATGGTCCTTCACTTGCTGCAGCGTCACCATCTGACTTGCGCTTCCGCCTGCTCTTCGTCTCCTGCGTCGTCTGCCCGACGAGCTCTGGCGGTAGCTCGACGAGCCCGGCCATCGCGAGCGAGCGGGCGAGAGACTCAGGCAGTCGCATTGACTGCCCCTTGCGTCCCACGCCCGCCGTGCAGATGAACGGCCGTGTGACCTTGACCTCGATCATCACGTCGCGTGCTGGATCGCCGCGATCGCCCGCTTCCGGCGGATGTTCGCGTCGACGAAATACGTCAACTGAATCCCGATCTGGCCGCGGCGCGCGTATGCCTCGCGCATCACCTGCAGCCACATCCCCTCTCGGTCACCGATGATGTACTCAGACAAATCACCGAAGATCACGCTCTTGTTGCCAGGCCCGATCTGCGGGACGTAAACGGAGGTATAGACAGGCCGCCCAAGCAGCGTCTCAGGCTGCCCCGCGAGCGAGGGATACCAGATCGGATTACCAGCGCTGTCCTCGAGGCCCCGCAGCATCGCAGCAGTCGCGGGATTCATCACCCAGACAGCATTGGCCTGATAGCGCAATGGTAGCGAGTAGAACAGATCGATGAAGTCTTGCGCCGTGAGCGCATTGGAGGCAGCGGTGACTTGCGGCGTCGCCGCGGTGACGAGGCCCATCGGCTCTCCGGTCCCGGAGCCGACGAGGAACATTTCCTCCTCGTTCTCAGCCCTGCCCTCGGCCATCGCATCGGCGACGACGGCCTCGACGTCGTGCGGCGCGAGCCGCGTGATCTCGTAGGAGATCAGGGTGACGCCACCGATCTTGAGCGGCCGCAGCGTGGGCCCGCCGAACTCGATGTCAACCTCCGGATACTCGGCATTCTCGGGCACCGGCGAGAAGCGCGAGATCCCGTCGATGACCGGGAGGTTGATGTTTCCAGGGATCGACCGGACCGTTGCCAACCTCCGCATGAAAAGGATGTCGGAGATGTCCGTCACAACCTCGCTCTCGACATACAGCGGGATGAGCACGCCGGCCTGCGTCGTGTCGACGACCGCGCGCTGCTCTGCCTCGCGCCGGATCGCCTCGCGAAAAGTCGGCAACTCCTGGCCGGTGCGCAAGTAGTGCAGAAATCCCTCGCGCAGCTCGCGCGGAATGCGCAGCTGCCGCAGCCGCTCGCGCTTGCGCTGCGCGCGGCTAACCCACCTGTCACGCGCGTCGATGATCCGCGCACCGCTCCCATACGGTTGCATGCGTCCCTCCTCGCGAGGTGCGGCGGGATCCTCAGCCAGCGAGGTGCCGCCCTCCTCCATCACCTGTTCACCCGTCGATTCCGTTGATGCGGCCTGCTCGTCGACCTGCTCGCCGATCTCGAGGAGCCTCTTGATCGCCGCGATCTCCGCCTCGATCTGTGCGATCGACTTGGCCAGCGCCTCCGCCTTGGTCTCCAGCTCCTCGGCGGGGACGTCGACCGCCTCAGCGAGCTCGCGCGCCTCCTTGCGCAGCTGCTCGCGCTTCTGCAACAGCTCTGCCAGTCGCTTGTTCATTCTGTCCTCTCCTTGTTATGCAATCCCAAGGAGCCGGAGACGCGCACGCGCGCAGCGCCGACGCGCGTCCTGCACTGCCCGCGTCCTGCTCCGCAGCTCCATCATCACGTCATGTGCGCTCCGGAAGCCAACGCTCGTCTCCCGGTACGCAGGATCATGCACAATCGAAATCTCGTACAGAGATGCCGCATGCACAACACGCCTGATATGGTCACCTTCGTCCTCTAGCGTCTCACGCTCGACGACGAACGCGATCGACATGCCGCGCAGATCACCGCGCCTGACGAGCTCGGCCACATCGCGGCCCATCGTCGTGGCCGGCAGGTCGAGCTCGAATGCGAGGCCGACGTCATCCTCTTGTAGGCGGAACGTCCCGGATGACGTGCGGCCGAGCAAGTGCCGCGTGTCATGCGCATAGCACGCGAAGACGTCAGGATCGCCGGCGAGAAAATCGGCGAATGCGCCGCGCTCGAAGCTCTCCAGCAATCCAGGATATGGCTCTGCGATCTCCGACCACGTGATCGCATAGCCAGTGAGCGTGCCCGGTCCATCTGCCTCGCGGCGTTCGATGCGCTGCGGCTGCAGGAATCGCACTTCAAGGTTGCGTTCCGCCATCGTCGCCTCCGGTGGGAATCGGGTTTTGCGGCCCGTTGTAGATGATCTCTCCGGTCGTTGCGTCGACATGCGCGAGCGAGAGAGGCGCAAAATACACATCACCACCTGGGAGTGGCGGCCGGTCTTCCAGGGCGCGCGCTTCGTTGATTGTCAGCAATCCAGCCGAAATCTGCTGCTGATATGCCGCGGTCCGCGACTGCAGCGTGGCACGCAGCAATGCATCGAGATTGAAGCGCATGTAAATTCGCCCCTGCTCGGACGGCAGCAGTACATCGCGCGCGAAGCTTTGCTCGATGCGCACCACCCACGGTCGGATCACGACCTGGGAAAAATAAGTCTGCATCTCCTCATTCCAGAGCGGCGAATCACCAAGTACCGTGAAGCGCGGTAGCCCGTAGATTCCGATGATCTCGTCGGCAGTAAGGCGCCGCGTGGCAACGAACTCTTTGTCTTCATTGGACAGCGCTAGCTGCCGATGCCGCAGGCCGACCGGCAGGATGTATGCCGCGCCTGCATTCGGCCCACTCGTCTTCTCTCTCCAGTCATTCAGAAAGCGCTGTGCCTCTTCGGCATCGAGCGTGCCGTCGCTCTCAAAGAGATCACGCGGCTGCGCCGCATTCTCGGCAACCGCTCGCTGCAGACGCACACTCGCGCGCCCCGCATCGATCAGCTCCGCCGCCGCGCGGATAGGAGACGCGCTCTGGAGGTAGTCGCGCCCAGGCAAGCCTCGGATGTGCCATACGCTATCCGGAGGCAGCGGATCACCATCTACGTAATAAATGAGCCGATGCTTCGATGGATGCAGTTTGGTCTCGATTCGCCGCGGGTCAATCGGAAGGAGACGGACCACATCACCCGTCTCCTCATGGCGGTAGATCCGGACGTATGCATCGCCAATGATCAGCATACATCGCGTGATGTAGCCGAAGAAGTCCGCAGGCGTCTGGAACTCGTTTGGCGCGAGGCGGAGCAATCGGGAGAGCGGATGCTCGCGGAGCTCGCGCTTGCCAGCAGACGTCTCTTCATAGAGGTCGACAGGGAGCGTCGAGATCGTGGAAGCAATGCGGTCAACGCATGCGTAGACCGTCGCCAGCCGCATCGCCTCCTCGGGTGACACCTCGACACTGGAGACGCCAGCGGCGACTGCCTCGTAGATGATGCCGCGGAGCTCACGGCGATCATCTCGGCGACGACGCTGCCACGGCCACCTCATGCGATCAGCCTCCGCACGCCCTTCGGCTCCACCCGTGCAGCCATAATTCGAGACAAGGCATTCAGCCAGGCCACCACGCCGTCGATCTTCTTGCCCGGATCCTTTGGCTTTTCCGGCTTGAGCCGCCCGCCCCGGTCAACGTAAGCGACGGTATTCGCGACGTGGAGATCCATGATCGGGTTGCCGCTATGCACGAGCCTCCGCGACGCAAGCAGGGCAGAACTCTCTGCCATCGGCTCTGTCATCGTTCGAACCGTCGTCGGCAGCTCGATCACCTGAATACCACGCTTGCGCAGATGCACCGCAAGTTGGGTCGCATTGAACGGGTCGAACGCAAAAATCTTCGCTTTCAGCCGCCGTGCTAGGTCGACAATGCTCTTCTCGATGTAGTCGTAATCGGTCACAGCGCCGGGTGTGATGGTGCAATGCCCATGCTCGGCCCACACACGATAGGGGATCTCTGCATAGCGATCGACTGCCGCCTCGGGCACCCAAAAGTGCGACCACACGTAGACCGTGCCTTCATGCTCGCAACATGCGACTACTGCCGAGAGGTCCTCCTTGCTCGCGAGGTCGCCGCCCAGATACCAAGTGGCCCCAGGCAGCGCGAGGATGTCCAGGTCCGGCTTCGCTGCCTCGTGCCATGCGGTGAGATCGTAATAGCCAGTCTGTTGATGCACCCAAAGGTTCAGTCGCTTTGTCTTGTATGTGTATTCGACCCACGGATCCCGCCGCGCCCTCTCGCGCTCCGCGAGGATCGTATCAAGCTGCACGCTCACGTGCAAGTTCGGATTCGCCTTGACGATCGCCGTGTCTGAACGCCAGTCATCATCGGCGTCCATCCCATAAATGATGCCGAAGGTACGATCGTCCTCGATCTTGTCTTCCAAGATCGCAACGACGTCGGATCGCAGCCGATAGCAGAAGCTCGAGAGATCGTATCCGGCAGTCGTGGCCGCGATGGCGATCGCGTCTGGAATCTTCCCCATACTCTGGGTCAAGCTATTCCATTGCGCCTGGTCCTTCGCCTCGTGCAGCTCGTCAAAGAGTGCGCCGTACACGCGCTTGCCGTCGCGCGGGATGCCAGGCAACGGCCGGAACTCCGCATTTTTGTGCGGCTGCTTGATCCTCTTCACCTCCGGGATCAAGCCGAGCGCACGCTGTAGCTCCGGCTGCCTTTCGACGATCGTCTTCGCCGTATCGTAGACAATGCGACTCTGATCCTCGCTGTTCGCTGCGCTGTACACCCTGGCGCCGATCACGCCTGACGCAAATGCGAGGTACAAGCCGATGCCCGAGAGAAGCATCGACTTGCCATTCCCGCGCGCGATCTCGATGTATCCATATAGAAATCGACGCAACTCAGTTTCCTGATGCACCCACCCGAACAAGTTGGTGATAATGAAGACTTGCCACGGCTCTAACTTGAACAGCTGCCCTGCCTTGGGTCCTTCGACATGCTTGAGCCGCGCAAGAAACCGATGCACGCGCTCGGCTCTCTCTTCATCGAGCACCCATGGCCAGTCGCGCGAGGTATTCCCCAAGTCCCGGAGGAATCGCTCGCACGCGAGCCGCGTAAGTCGCCCAGCCACGACCTCGCCTGACGCCACCTCCTCCGCGTAGGCGATCGCGGTCTGTACAGTCTCCATCAGGTGAACTCAACAAACGGATTCTCCTCCTCCGCGTCTCGATTTTTGCCACGCAGCATCCGATGAGCCGCAGCCGGCGTCAGCCCGAGCTCGACCAGAAGAGCATGCAGGTGCCGCATCGCTTCATCGCGTTGAGCCGCCTCAGGACGGGCACGCACGAGCGGCGCACCCGAGCGATCCGTCGACGTCTCGTAGGTCGTGCCGCCTTCGAGCGCGCGTTCCAGCTCTTCGAGCTGTACCATGCGGTGCGCAGCGAGCGCCACGATGTCGACGTGCGACGGTGATTCGCGCTGCTCCGACGCGAGGAGGCGCGCAAGCCGCCGGAAGTGCGCATGCGCCGCGCGCGGCAGCCATGGCGGCGGGCGCATCCGTCCACGAGGAGCGATCGCCTCCGGCTGCTCGGGACGACGTGCCTGCGTCGCCATAGCCGCCGGTCGCGCAGGCCGAAGTCTGACGATCCTCGTCATCATCATGCAATCTGCGCCGGAG